TTGCAACTGGGTGTAGTTCATGTGCGTATCAGGCCATTGGGCCGCGAGCCATTACGCCTTTGGTAGCCGCGCCAGTACCACGAATCTTGATGCCCGAAGTTTTGACGCCGGGGTATTCGTTGCTGTGGTCGTTGGCCACGGACACGTTGGTGTCCGCCATGTGTTTCAAGGCACTGTCTTTTTTAAGTACAGCCTGAGTAGGCGCAGGCTTGGGGGAGCGGTACGTTGCCATATCAAGCTCCTTTGCGTCCGGGGGATTTCTGGTTGGCAACCTTAGCCAAACCACGGCCCATCTTCAGCATGTCGCTGTTGGTTTTGCCACCAGCACGCAGCTTGGTGGGCTTAGCACCGGGGTGCATATTTGCTTCGTGCTTGCGCACTGCTTTCTTTGCGTCCATCATAAACTCCTTAGGATGTTGAGATTGTCACTTGACCGATAGCAGCAGTCAATACCAAAGTGTTTGGTGTCAACGCGTCATCGAAGAATCGAGAACCCCCAACGGGGTTCCAACCCCACTGAATGTCTCGGCTACCGCCTGTTGGAAAGCCTGCCACGTTAGGGCCTGCCGTCACGTATGTTGTGTCTCTGCGAGGATTGCGCACCGCTTGAGGATCGTCCACAGGGTACATACCGAGCTGCAACTGAGGCTGATCGGGGTCCCAGCAGGAGTCGCAGACCAAGAGATTGTACGTCTTGGTCTTAACAATTTCTTTGCGCAGTTCCGTAAGTTTGAAACGAAAACCACAACGATCGCACTGGGCGATCGAATTCTTAGCACTGGCAAACTGATTGCCCATTTATGTGCCGCTCCCGATGTACTGACGGCGGGGAACAAAACGCTGAGTTGCTGTCTCGCGATCTTCCGTAGCGGCCAACTCCCAAGCCTCGTCATACTGCTGTTTGAGTACAGGCAACCGGTCCATGGCATTAGGAATCTTCATGGCCAAGTAGTAAGACAGTCCAGCAACCATGCAAGGCACAAAACGAAATGGGATGTCCATAACATTTACACCACCGCCAGCATCCTGCGTGCGACGCATGCGCCAGTAAACAAGCGTGTACGGCTGAGAGTTGTCTGGGGTAGGCCACACAGTGACTGCAGGGACTTGAGCCCAATAGACAGTAGCTGGTGCAGTATGGGCTGCAGCGATGGTGTCTTGCTGGCCACGGAAACAGTTATATAGCGTACCGGAGCTAGCGTTCGTGTTCTGTGTGATGTAGCCGTAGTTGATAATCTCGTTATCAATCTTAATAAAGCCTGTATAGGGTAAACCCGTAACATCACTCAGCACAATCTCTGTACTTGTAGACGTAATGGTTGTTGTAAGCGAGGCTGCAATAGGGGAGTCTTGCCCATTTAAGCGCTGAATCCAGATCTGAATGGGTCTGGCTTGTTGAAGTTTATTAGGAATCGTAGCGTAAGTAGAAACACTAATACGCGTAATTGTCAGGTCTGCTTGCGTTGAAGCTGTGTTTGCGCCGGTACGAATAACGTGCTCAAGCAGGTCCACTGTGTCATTTGGCAGTGCATATGTGTTTTGACCGGCCACAAGAGGTATCGTGCCTTGCTCAAACGTCCACATGTTGACGCCACGGTTTGACCAGTCGGCAAACAACAAGTTTAATGAGCGACGGGCCGTTTTCAAGTCGTAGCCCGTACGCAACTCTGAGCCGTTACGCTCGAACGCTTCCTCAACGATTTCCGTCAAGTCGAGGTTAAATGCGGAGGTGCCGGAGGTTGCCATTATCTAAACCCTGCTGTTTTCTTTGCAATCGTTTTAGGTTGCTTTACGAATTGTTTTCCGGCGGCTTTTCCTGCCCGCTTGGCTTTGGTCGTCGCAGCGTACTCAGCAGGGCTGAGACTTTTGATCGCAGCGCTTGGAAGGTATCTTTCACCAGTGTCAGAAGATTTTTTACCACTTTTGGTTCTCCATTTTTGGTCGCCCCAATCCTTCAATGATTTTTGAGGCGCTTTCAATCTCGGTAACCCCCGCCCGCCGCCTTGTACTTCTTGGCAACGAGCTGCGCCTTACGCGCTGACCACTGACCTGCGCCAGTGCCGTGAGTTGCTGCGGCTTTTACTTGAGACACGATCTTCTTGCGAAGACTAGGCTTTGTGTAATTGCCAGCCGCATTGACTTTACCACCATCTTTGTACTGCGTGAAGTCGGTGTCATCACGGCGAGCTTTACGCTTACCGCCGGGCATTTTAGAGGGGTTGATATCCCCCATACCGCGACTGGCCATCATGTTAGATCATCCTGCCTTTAGTGTGACCTTTGGTCACGCAACCATCTGCACGAGTTACACCGCCTTTTTTGTAGGCAGTTTTGTAGGCAGTTTTTGCACGTTCTTCTAACTCAGGAACTTTAAAGCGTGTTTCCCGTCTCTGCTCATCCAGCGCTTCTTTGCCTGCTGCAAAAACACGATCAGACGCGCCGGAAGAAATGCCTTTACGACGCTCTTCAGCAACTTTATCTGCCATTGCTGATTTTTCAATTGCCGTCATCTTAGTCATGTTAAACCATCTTTCCTTTTGTGTGACCTTTGACACAGCAGCCATCAGCACGCGTTACACCGCCTTTGGCCTTTTTAACAGGAGCAAACATCTTATCGGCCATTTCCATGGGTTTGGATGTATGTCCTGCGGACGGACGAGTTGGCTCGTTGAGCATGTCCTCGTATATCTTTTTAGCAGGGCGCATGCGCGGTGTGTCGTCCATGATTAGCAGGCCTTGCCGCCGTACGCCATCTTGACCATTTTGCCCTTGGTCTTGCCTTTAGATGCAATACCGTCACGGCTTGGCGCTGCAGTTTTTACTGAGCCCATTTTGGTCATGCCGCCTTTAGCAAAGGGCTTACCCTTAGCTTCGGCCATCTCGTGCTTAATCATGGACTTTGGAGCGCCCTTCTTTTTCATGAAGTTCATCTCTTTGGCTACCATCGCTTTGGACTCTTTCATATCGCCACCTTCTTTAAATTTGCGGCTCTTGTCCGCGTTAGAGAATTCTTTGCCCACGGATTGTGGGACGCCTACTTTCTTGGCAAACGATGGGTTGTTAGCCACCGCAGCCATGAAATTATGTTGCTTTTTACTCGTTGACGGCATTTTCAGCCTTCTTACGATTGGTCATTTCACGAACAGTATCAGACTCCCAGATACGAAGTCCAAGGTAAATGATCGTGAACAAAGAAGCCAAAGGCGGAAGCCACGTAGCCATAACGCCAACAGTTGTTAAGACTGCTGCGCCATCTGCAACTGCTTTAGCTGTGTCCTGTTGAGTCATATCAGCATTTCCAAGCCCGCAGGCTTTTGTTGATGCGAGAGTTCGGGTCTTTGGCCGTCTTCGCGCTTGTTAATTTCTTCTTCATGCCTTCCATGCGGGCGCAGAAAGAGTCGCGGCGTTTGCCGCCCTCTGGTTGAGGAGCTTTCAATCCGGGCTTCCCGGGATTGGCCTTGTTGTACGAGGCCCGTCCCTTGGCGTTCAAGCCGCCCTTCTCGGACTTGCCCTCTTTGCGCTGCCATGCTGGTGACTTAGCCATAAAACACCGAAACACTGGTTAATGAGCCAACGCTCAACGTCAAATACAACCCTGTAGAAGCCAAAATACCTTCGCCGGGAATAATAATATACGTAGAGTTAGCAACGGTTTGGCTTGTAATGTCCATTGTGAACAAAACTGCGCCAGAAGCACTGCCGTCACGAATCTCAAATGTGCACGCAGTACTTGTAGCAGGCGTAACAACAAAACCTTTTAGTCGGGTGCGACCTGCGTAAAACGACCCAGCGGTACTGCGGTGCGTTGATTTAACATCATATTGCATCGTCATAATCAATCTCCTTTAAAACGGGGGCCGAAGCCCCTTGGGTTGATTAGGCAGTGCGGGTAAACACGTAGGTTGTTGCACTAGAGAACATGATGGTGAAACGGGCCAAACCTGTTGCACCAGCAGCAATAGTCAAATCGCCAAAGCTACCAGCAGTGTCAGCAGCGGCTGTAGACAAGATGCCGTTTGTAGCTACAGCAACAGTAACCGTGCTTGCGCCAGCGGTGTTGTCAATGAACAAATCAAGCACAGTACCTTGCGTAGCGCCTACAGCGGCTCCCAACAGAGTGCCAGTTGGCAAAGTAATAGTTGTAGCAGCGGCGGATGTTGATGTGATGTAGCCAGAAGCTACTTGTGCTGCAGTAGCTGTACCTGTTGCATCAATTGCATTTGCGGATGTGGGGGAGTGGTCGGTAATGAAGCCGTTTGAAGATACAACTGGGCCGGAGAACGTAGTGCGTGCCATGATTTTTTCCTTACATACAAGTTAAGTGCATCAGTCTGTATGTCGTCAGCCGGGACTGTCTAATGCACCGGATAAGCCCGGATTGAGAACAATATACACCAAAAGAAAAGGGGGCACAAGGCCCCCTTCTCATTTTTATCAGGACGAACCTGAAGAACCCCAGATACCGAGGGGATCAGACCAGCCGAACGAATAACGCTCGCGGGCTTTGTAACGAACGTTGCCTGTATCGAAGTCACCATCCATAGATGTTGACATGGCAGCGCGTTCGAAGTGCTTCAAACCGTTTGGAACGTCTGTGGTCAAGAACCAAGCGTTGGTGTCGGTCAAGAAGTGGTTAACGGTGTAGCCGCCAGAGATGGTGCCCATTTGCTTCAACGCGTTGATATCGTTGTCAGCAGTAGCAACACGCAACTCGGTGTCAAGCAAACGCTTAGCAACGAACATCAGTGATGGAGGAATCACCAACTTGACAGGCTTGGCTGCGATCAACAGGCCACGCTCATCAACCCAAGCAGCGATTTGAATCGTTGCGTTTTCCAGTGCGGTCTCGTTCAAGTCCACGCCGGTAGCTGGGCTGTTAAAGTTCACGCCGCCGCCCACGAGTGGGTGACCAACGCGAGTAGAGCTGGAGTTGACGCCAAACAAAGAAACACCGTCACCGCCGGGGTAAGAACCCGAGAAGCCGTTGTTCAGTGTAGAGGCAGCTTTAACCTGCTTGGTGAAGGCCATACCGCGAGCCAAAGCCTTGGTGTAGCGTGCAGACAAGCTGTCATACAAGTTATCTTCCACAGCTTCTTCCGTGATGGAGAAGCCAAGGGCGATGGTCTCGTGTGTGTAGCGAGCAGTGAACGCTTCCTGCGCGTTGTCATAAGCGATGGCAGAGCCCTCGTTCTTGACTGGTGCAGCACCAAAGCCAGACAGCTTGGTTTCTTCTTCGAAGCTACGCTCTGATTTCTCAGTTTCGTAGATCTCTTTGTGCTCTTCGCCGTAGCGAGCGTACTCTAAACCAAACAAAGCGTTCAGACCGGGGAGCAACTCTTTAAGTAGTTGTGCGCGTGAAATTGCCATGGTTATTTACTCCTTACAGGCCGACGTTGTTCATGTACGAATGTGCACTGGGATTGAATTTAACAAACACATCAGTGAACGCATCGCCCGGGGTGGACGCAAAGCCCACAATACGGAAGGCCGCAGCAGTAGTTACCACGGTTGACTCCAAAGCGCTGGTTGAGTTACCAGTCTGGGTTGAACCAGTGCTAGTGCTCTGTACAGCGGCAAAGAAGGTGTTAGTGCCCAAAACTGATTGAGCGCCAGAACCGTCCAGCTGAGCTTGGAAGGTAACACTTGGGTCAGTAACTACGTATGCAGTCACCACGCCGGTTGTGCCGGAGGGGTAGTACTGAGCGTAAATTTGCTGGCCTTGTGCATTGATGTAAGAACAACCGACGAAAACGCCAATTGCACCTACGCCAGAACCACCAAGGTTGTTGGTAGTGATGTCTGCGCCAGTGGCGGTAGACAGAGCAATATAACCATCAGCGCCGATGATAACGACTTGTCCGTAGAACAAGTTAGTACCTTCGCCAGCAGGGTCGATTAAGAATTGGCTCGTAGCGCCAGCATAGGGCATGCCGTCGACACGGTTTACGGGTCTTAGACCGTAGGGGGAAGCAGTAGATGCCATTTAAGGACTCCTAAGTTTATTTAGAACCAGAACCAAAACCACCACCACGACTAGTCGTTGACTTGCGGTCAGCGAAAAGCGGCATGCGGGGGTCGTTGTTTCGCATGAAGCTGTTATCAACAGATTCCATCTGAGATTGCGCTTGTTTGGCGTAATACTCGTCACGGGCTTGTGCGCGTTCACGTGGCATCTTGCAGAGCATGAGGCCGCCGAGTTCGACGTTGCCGGTCTTCGCATTACCCTCAAGCATAAGCTCGGGATGGTCCACTGCTTTTACCGGCTCCCAACCTTCACGCATCTTGGTAGACACGTTCGTGTTTTGGGGCTGACCTAGAACG